CTTGGCGTGTAAAGTATCCTAAAATTACATCAAAGATTGATGAGCTAGAGGCTCGCTTGGAAAAATTGGAGGGCAAAAATGCCAAGAAAAAAACTTGAAGACTTAGACGCTAAACCAGCAGCAAAACCAGCAGCAGCTCCTGCTTCTACAAACTATGAAGCAGAAGTTGTTGTACCAGCAAGTAATTCTGGAGCAACTAAAAAAGTTAAACTAGATTTAGAAGTAGATACAAGTGTAAAAGATCTAGGACCTAATCCGTATGCTAAAATTATACATCTAGCACGAGCAGTAGATGCTTGGAGAATTTTTCCACGCTTATTCTTAACAGTTTATATCATACTACTTTACAAAACTGTTATTTGGTACATGGAACTTCCAGCACCGAGTATGGAACAAAGCGGACTTATTTCAGTTGTTGTAGGTGCGGGTGCAGCATGGTTTGGCTTGTACACCGGATCTAGCAAAAAGGACAAATAACCTAAATAAGTAGTAGTATGGACTACTATAAAGTATTAGGTGTTTCAAAGTCTGCATCAGACAAAGAAATCAAAACTGCATTCCGTAAATTAGCAATGGAGAATCATCCTGATCGTACCGGTGGGGATGATTCTAAATTTAAGCAAATCAACGAAGCATATGATACTCTAAAAGATCCGCAAAAAAGAGCAGAGTATGATAACCCTCAAGCCAGAATAAACACAACAAATTTTGAAGATGCGTTTGGTGCAGGTTTTGGTGATATTTTTAGCCAAATGTTTAATCAACGTGCGCAACACAATATGCGCAGAGATATAGTTTTAGGATTTACAGTTACATTACAAGATGTAATGCAAGGTAAAACATCTTATATTACGTATAGGCTATCAAACGGACAAGAAGAAACAATAGAAATTAATATTCCTCCGGGATGTAAGCACGGAGATAGAATACGCTATAGCGGAATGGGAGACATAGGTCCGTATCCCGGACGTGGTGATTTGTATATACAAATTAAAGAAACCCCCAACAAAATATTCCAGCGAGATGGGTTAAATATTTACACACACGAAAAAGTAAATGTATTTGACTTATTGCTAGGATGTGTTATAATAGTAGAAACACCAGATAAGAGGCAAGTCAAAATCAATGTTAAGAGAGGAACTGATCCTGGAACAACACTATCGGTCCCAGGGTACGGAATACCTCATCAACGCACAGGCACTCGAGGCAACTTATATGTTACAATTAAAGGATATACACCAAACATTACAGATCAAATGGAACTAATGAAAATTAAGGAAATAAAAAATGCAATTAGTTAAATCCCCTGACCCTTGGTTAGAAAAGAAAGTTGACGAGTTTGATTTTGCAAATCTAAATGCAAAAGAAATTTCTGAAGAAATGACTGCCTTGATGTTAGAAGAAGGTGGCATGGGGCTAAGTGCAAATCAAGTTGCTTTGAATGCACAAATATTTGTTATAAAGCCTTATTTGCTAGAAGATAAAAGTCCTTTAACAATAATAAATCCAATAATTGAAAGTGTAACTATAAACACAGAAGAAGCACCAGAAGGATGTTTAAGTCATCCAGATTTATTTTTGAAAGTAAGAAGGCCACGAGGTATTGTTGCAAAATATCTTGACATTGAGCAAAAAGAATGTACAATAGAATTATACGATATTGATGCTCGCTGCTTCCTGCACGAGTATGATCATCTACAAGGAATAGAATTTACAAGCAGGGTGAGTAAATTGAAACTCAGCATGGCATTAAAGAAAAGGAAAAAGAGGAAAAAATGAGTATGGTTGAACCTTCAGCAGAGCTACAAGCAGTCTTTGATAAATCGATTAGAGACGCACAACGCCTGAAGCACGAGTATGTTACACTAGAGCATCTCTTATTCGCAATGATGTGCGAAGAAAAATTTTATAATCAACTCAAAGCATTTAATGCTGATGTGGAGTATCTTAAAAGCAATCTAGAGCATCATTTAAAAACAGGCTTAGAAGAAATTACTATCAAAACATCTAAGTTCAAACCTAAGAAAACACAAACTGTTGAACGTGTACTAAACAGAGCGTTTACACAGGTATTGTTTGCAGGACGTAACAATATCGAACTTGTTGACGTTTTGCTTAGTATCTTAAATGAAAAGAAAAGCATTGCACAATATCTATGTACAAAGTCGGGTATTGATAAAGATGACTTTGCTGCTTTCGTCAACAGCGAACTTGACGATATGGTCATGGAAGAAGAAATTTCAGGCGAGGCAAAGAAAGCACTAAAAGCATTTACTACAGATTTAAATGATCAAGCAATAAAAGGTAAAATTGATCCTATCATTGGACGCTCAGAAGAACTAGAAAGTTTATCGTTAGCATTAGGACGTAGAAGTAAAAACAATGTGCTTATGGTAGGCGATCCTGGTGTAGGTAAAACTGCTATTGCAGAAGGTCTTGCATTTAATATTGTAAACAAAAATGTTCCAAAGTTTTTACAAGAGTACAAAGTGTACAATCTTGACATAGGTGCTATGCTTGCAGGCTCTAAATACCGCGGCGACTTTGAAGAGCGTTTTAAACCTGTGCTTGCCGCTCTTACAAAACAAGGCAAAACAATTATGTTTGTTGACGAAGCACATATGATGAATGGTGCTGGTGCAGGCGGCGGGAATAGTTCCAACGATCTTGCTAACATGCTCAAACCTGCACTTACCAAAGGCGATTTAAAAGTTGTTGCATCAACTACTTGGGAAGAATATCGCAAGTACTTTGAAAAGGATCGTGCGCTCATGCGTAGATTCCAACGTGTAGTAATTGGTGAACCTTCTAAGGATACTACAAAAGAAATACTACGTGGTATTAAGAAGTATTACGAGGACTATCACAATACAGAAATTACTGAAGACGCAATCGAGTCAGCAGTTAAATTAAGTGTAAAATACCAAAGTGATAAAAAGTTACCTGACAAAGCAATTGACTTAATTGATTTAGCATGTGCTAGGTATAAACTTAAAGACGACTTTGAAGGTGCAAAGATTGTAGACGAAGAACAAATACAATTTGAATTAAGTAAGGTGTTAAAGGTTCCAACTGAACAAGTTGCTGAAAGAGAAACAGACAATCTTGTTAATCTAGATAAAAATCTTAAGAGTGTCGTTTACGGACAAGATGAAGCAATTGAAAATATTGTTGATAAAATTCTTGTTGCCCAAGCAGGACTAAAACCCGAAGACAAGCCAATCGGTAGTTTTGTGTTTATGGGTCCAACAGGTGTAGGTAAAACAGAAACTGCGAAACAATTAAGCAAAGCACTCGGTGTTGAACTTGTACGCTTTGATATGAGTGAATACCAAGAACGTCATAGTGTAAGTAAACTAATTGGTTCTCCTCCAGGTTATGTAGGTCACGAAGAAAATGCAGGTCAGCTAATTACTAAATTACAAGAACATCCTAACTGTGTTCTTCTAATGGATGAGATTGAAAAAGCACATCCTGATGTTAGTACAATTTTGCTACAGGTTATGGACAACGGTAAAGTTACAGGTTCAAACGGTAAAGAAGCAGATGCTAGAAATACTATTTTGATTCTTACAACTAACCTGGGTGCAAAAGAAGCAGAGAAAAATTCAATTGGTTTCGGAGATGACTTTGAAAAAGATTACGAAGACGGTGAGCTTAAAAAGTTCTTTGCACCGGAGTTCCGCAACAGACTAGATGCTACGATTACATTTGGTAAATTAACTAAAGAAGTTATGATGAAAATTGTAGGCAAGTTCTTGTTAGAACTTAAAAACATGGTTGTTGACAAAGACATTGCAATAGACATTACAGATGATGCTTTAGACTATTTGGTAGACAAAGGCTTTGATCGTAAAATGGGTGCTCGTCCACTACAGCGTTTAATCGACAAAGACATCAAACGTCCACTTTCTAGAGAAATGTTATTTGGCGGTCTTAAAACCGGTGGAAGTGTAACTATTGATTATAGAAATGATGAAATTATATTAGACACAGTTACGGATGATGTAGAAATTGATACAGTACACTAAGACTTCCAAACTAGCATACGGAAAATATCTTTACAAAGTTACTGTAAACAATCCTATTGGTCATATCTTTAGAACTGAATTGCAGCGTCACGGCAATCTAAGTTTTGTAAGAACAGAACTAGATACTTTGAGAGAGCAAAGAGCAAACGGCGAGCCGATGTTCCGCCGGAAGTTTAGATACGACGAAGAAGTTCCTGAAAAGGTATACCAAGATGCAAGAAAAATCTATTTAATACTCAAATCTCAAGCTGATTATACTGTACGTGTAACACCAAACGGTAACATTAGTGTATACTCAAATAATGAAAAGTTAATAGATACTATAACAAGGATTGCAAGCGACCCTAGAGAGGTAATGAAACCTGATGACGAAGAAGTAGGACATCTAACTTCTGATCAAAACATTATACTTGTAGATAATGAGCCTGTATTTCCTATTAAAATCACCTTAAATAGTAACAAATCAGGCTCAGGTATTGCTAGTTGGCTTAGAGCAAATACCGACAAGTCTAAAGTTGGTTATAGAGCTTTAGAAGCACTTGAAAATAACTGGTATGCAAACGGTTTTTACTTTTATGTTCGAGACGAAAAAGTTTTGAATATGATTTATATGCTTGTAGGAAATTCTATACGGAGAGTCGACAAATTAGTTTACCGTGGTAACATAGATAAATAGTATTATATATTTAAAAGGATAGGTCATGGAACATTTTGTCACTGTCGTAATGGAAAAACAAGAGACTAAAAAACTAGACGAGTCAGTTTTTCCGTTATACGAAACTTTTGATACTGAGCAAGACACTACAGTAATGCAAATTCCTTTGCCTCGTGAGTTAGACGAAGCAGAAGCAGACGAATATGCAAACAAACTGGCAAATTATTTGTTTGCAGAGGGGTATGAAGACTTTGATATTATCGTAGGCGACGATGCTATTACAGAAGAAACATACGACGACGATAATGAATTTTTTGAAGCATATGGTGTTATGTGGTTTAACGAAGATGATGAAATGGACGAAGCAGAATATCAAGGACGCAAAGTTAAACTAGGCAAGCCTATGCAAGGTGATGTAAAGAAGTTTAAAGTTTATGTCCGTGACCCAAAAACAAAGAACGTTAAAAAAGTAAACTTCGGCGATAAAAAATCAAAAATTAAGAAAAGTAATCCAGCACGTAGACGTTCATTCCGTGCTAGACATAATTGTGATAACCCAGGTCCACGTACTAAAGCACGTTACTGGTCATGTAGGAAGTGGTAATATGCGTATTGATGAATTTTCACAACCAGTAGACGACAGTCTTCCTTTTGATGTAGTAGATGATGTTGCTGTATTCATGCGTAATGATCCACAGTTTTATCGCAAAAGTTTTTTCCCTGTTGTAGACAAAATGAAAACTGCATGCCAAGCAGGTAAAAAAGTTGATGCTAACAAAATGTTAGGTCCAGTTGTAGATAAAGCATGTGAAGGCTATTGTCAAAAATTTAACGTAGGTAGAACTCCTGCAGATTTATTTGATTTAGAGGATAGACAAGCTCTTATACAGAGACTATACTCTGAAGAAATGGAAAACATCAAGCAAGGAGCATACTAATTTGCGTTTTACAGAATTCCGTCAAATTCTTACTGAAGCCAAAGTTGGTAGAGAATACAATCATTTAGAAGATCTTGTATTCATTGACGGCTCTGCTGGTGCTCAGAAAGCAGCTGATATTCTAGATAAACTAGGAAGCGATGCAGGAGATGTTGCAATCAAATGGGACGGCAACCCTACAATATATTGGGGCCGCGAAGATGACGGGCAATTTGTTTTAGTAGGCAAAAACGGTTGGGGGCGGAATAAAAGTACTAGTCCGGAAGATTTATCTAACTTTATTCTAAACACCGGAAAAGGTGAAGAATGGAGAAAAGAGTTTAGTGCTGACATGGCAGAAATATTTCAAATCATGGAAGCAGCTACACCTTCAGATTTTAGAGGGT